ATCATGTGGCTTTGGTCAATGATATGATCATTGAGGAGTATGGTGATTGTGATTTGTTTCCGGCTGGTGATTTTATCGAAGCGTTCGAGGAAAGCGTGAAAGATAAAGTAAAAAGCCCCTAGGCCGATACCTAGGGGCTTGCTTATGTTGTTTACTGTCTGTCCGTCACTGTGATTTGCAGACTGTCAAGTTTGGCTTTTACGGCGTCTCGCACGGTTTTGGCGATTGTGTCAGGGTTGGCACCCATTGCTTCAGATAGTGCTTTGACTGCTGCTGTGAGTGCTGTTACTTGTGCGGTCAGGGCTGGTAGCATGGTGTCGTGAATTCGTATTACGTCGCTAGTGGCGTCGCTTACGATGTCGCGCGCGTATCTCCCGTTGGGGAGCTTGTGCATCCACTGGCCTGCGTTCATGCCAGTGTCGTGCATGGTGTAAATGTCTTGGATTGCCGGTGATAGGCAGTCGCGTACACATGCTCCGTTTGGTAGCTTGTGTGTCCAGATTTTCATGATGTCTTCGTCGGTCAATGCCATTTCGTCGTCTCCTTCTAGAATTTGATTTGCTTTGTTGATGACATAATTTACGTCGAGTCCGTTTGGTGCTAGGTCGGGACAGCCGTAATGGTCGGTGCCCGGCACTTCGCGGTGTAGCCATATGTTGCCGTTGAGTTCATCGTGCCATAGGTGCGTCCAACCGTATCGCCGTGCTATGTCGGCGCAGAGTCGAGCGGAAGCGTTCATGCATGTTTGCGTACAAGGTATTCCGTTCATACCCCCTTCGTGTTCTATGCTGATTGTCGAATTGTTCGACGTGAAATTGGCGTCGCTGTAGCTGCCGTCGTTTTCGCTCACGTATTGATGGATTGCACCGTCCGCGCCGATACCATAGTGCGCACTTGCCTGCGAGTTGGCGTTTAAAAATACGCTATCCGTTCCGGCGAGATGGCCGACCATGATATGCAGCGTTATGTGTGTTACGGCGTATCCATTGCGTCCATTGTAATGGTTTGGCGAGCCTATCCATGTAATACCGTCCATTATTATTCTTTCTTGTGCTTGTCATTTGTGGATTGAGCGAAAATCTGCATGAATGGCGCGTTTTTTAATTCGGGATTGATTTCGGTGATGTTTTCGAGGATTGATGTGAGTTCGATGAGGCATATCCCACTGACCGTGCAGATGAATACGGACACTGGCAGTCCCAGATCGATATGTCGGTTCACTTCGTCGATAAACCATGCCACTAGCGTGAGTAGGAAATATGCGAACTTGTGCCCTAGTCCCTCCCGCATTTTTCTTGAGCTGAGATTGTCTTGCATGATGGCTTTTGTCACGCCCGTAACGTAGTCGGTGGTGATGAAGAATGTGACTGCAATGGTACACCATATATCTGCTTGCGTCATTATTATTCTCACTTTCTTATGCCTGATTGCTGTAATAAACCGCCAAGGATCATGCTGAATTCCGCCTTGATTTGCGGGGTTTCGAACCGTAATCTACCGACGCGATAGGCATTCAATATTTTCTGTGTCATGTCGTCCGAACGTTTGAGCATTATGCAATCATTATCGACCAGTCGATAGTCAAATGTAAAATCCCTTGTGATTTTAGGCTGTTTTTTTGTGATGATATACAAGACTTCGTCGGCATCACTCAGTTGCTGATAAACGTTGAAAATACCGTATTCACTGGTTCTTAATGTGAACGCATAACCGGCGTTATTAAAATCACTAATGAGAGCATTAGCGTTATCCCTAAAATCGTTGTCGATCGCATAATTCGCATAATTCTCGTCATATCTACGTAAAAACTGTCCGAATTTAGATGTGGCAACCTTGGCACTGAAACCACCGTAGTCAGCTAATTCCACCATAATAAAACCGTCACAATATCGCTGATATTGCGTGCGATTATCCAACTGCGGCTTAAGGTTGATATTAAATGCTGAAAAATACGGATTAGCTAAGGTCACGGCGTTGCTGCACATGATAACGCGAACTCGGTCATTCCACCTATCGACGGTATTGTAAAATTCCTCAAGCGCTGTGACCTCTCCGCCGAGATAGCGCATATTATCGGGAAATATTTCATCGAAAATTATAGTCCGTACTTTGGGGTAGGCAACCGATTTCACCTGTCCGGCTTGCGATAGAGCGATAAAATAGCCCATGATGTGCCATGTCGGGCGTTTCTTGCCATGTTTATCGGTGGTGGCGTCCCGGTCGTCCAGCCAGTGACATTCGGCCTGATTGCCGGACACTCTAAACTCTAGTTCCGGGTATTGTTCTGTGATATCCGCGAACCACGTGCCTTTATTCTTCTGTTCCTCAGCGGTGCGGCGCAGATAGATGAATTGCCATCGTTTTTTAATCCAGTCGCCGATGACCAATTTCTTAGCTCCATAAGTCTTGCCGAGGCCGCGCGCTCCGATTACGAACATCCAAGGCGCGTGATATGATAGCACACGCCCGTAATCGTAATAATCACCCTCGCTTAACATCCTCTCCATAATATCCATTATACCATACAATAGCAACAACCGGTAGATATCTACCGGTTTACCGTTGTACTAGTTGGTGACGTACCGGCGTATTTCCCACCTGCTCGCCATATTCATCTCACCCGACGCGGTGAACAGATTCGGCCCGTTTCCCGGCCCACCGTGGGATAATGTCTCATCCTTGCTGTCCGCCGTAAACATTTCCACATGGTCCCATGCCTGCGTATAGGCACCCCAGTCCAGCAACAGCAAGTCGGCGGCGTGAGCCTTGGCGATGGCATCCGACACCGATGTGTCGGAGCTGCCGCAGACGCGGGTGCCCTTGCTTGCCATCTGGCCTGTCCATGTGCCCACGTCAATACCTAGCACGTCCTGATAGGCACGCCAACACACGCTGGAACAATCGCCGTACCCGCTTGACTCGGGGTCTAATCGCCCCGCGCCCTGCGAATAAGCGTATTTGCCGATGCGTGATCGCAGCCATTCCACGACACGTGCCGCGTCCTCGCTGCTACTGCCGGAACTGGAACCGCCGCCAGTCTGGCCGCCGCCCGGCTTGGTTGATTCGGAAGTCTTGTATACCCATGTCTGTGCGACGCTTTTTACAAAAATGGCGGTACTGTCCCCGCTATGGTAAATCAAGTTGTCGCCCTGCAATTGTATCCACGCGGTACTCGCGGGTTTCCCGTCGATGCCGGGCCGGTCGCCTCCCGGCGTGTCGGACGGTTCGGAGGTTTGGCCAAAATCAGGCGGCGCGGACGTGCCATCCCACGATTTCAGTAGATCATACGTGGTCGTATACCGATTACGGTACTGGCCTAGCACGCCATCCGCCAAAATCGTGGTGTAAATCAATTCCAGCGTGGCGGTTGCCGAGCATGATGCAAGCACGCGCTGCGCCTGCGCCGGACTCTGGTGGTAGGCGCAGGCCCACATGATACGCTCTTTTACGTTCCCTGACGGGAAACCATACCCGTCCATAATGGACTGGTAACTATTCCAATCCGCCTCCCATTGCGCCTCCTGAAACGCATGGTTTTCGTCGCGTTGCGCCCACGTTTTCCACGCATTACCCTCGGCGGTGGATAGGTAGCGTGCCGTCCAGTTGATGTCATTCGCCTGCACCTGCTGCGCCAGTGTGGGAGCCGCCGAGGCGAACGTGTTCCACCCGTCCGGGTCGGCGGTGCGCCCTCGTTCCAAGAGATTGCGGGCGCGAGTGCCGTACCACTGCATCATGCCCACAGTGATGGCGTCAACGTAGTTGCACGCGCTCCAATCGCAATTGCTTTCCACCGTGCCGATAACATACATCGCGTATAGTGTTGTATTATCCATGATAATAGTATACCCCACGGCGCGGAACCGTGTGATATATGTTATGGGCTATGCCTCACGCCCTAATGTAATGGTGCGCCGTCCATATCCCAATACCGGCCTTGAGTCTGTCTAATCCAATCATCAAAAGTAATAGCCATGCCGCCATTATAGCAGCATGGCTATCGCTTAAAATAGTCCGTCAGCTCTCATAAAGATAGCCGTCAGTAGGGCGTACTCTGATTTTCCACACGCTCTTGAAATTGCGTGCAAGACGGACGAACAGGCGATACTTATCGGTATCCGGTAATGAGACGCCCTTATTTTTGCCCGTAGTCACATCACCCGACTGCCCATTGGAGTACGCCCAAATGATTCGCGCATGGTCGCGGTCAAGTACAAAGCTTGCATGAACTCCCACCGACTTATCATTTGGTACGGACGGGGATACTGCGGGGGTACTATCGAATGCCACCGTTGTCACATTGTCTTGATAAAAACCGCCGAACGTGGCGCCATTACGTCGGACGCCGGCGATAATGCCAACCTGTCCAGCCGTTGCCACGTCATTGAACTGACCGATAGGGGTTGACTCCTTCACTGCGATCACCGCAATGTTTTTCGTCTCACCATTTTCGCCAATCTGAACTCGGGACTCGAAACCCTCAAGGTCGATACTGACCGGCAGCGTCACCGTACCGCATTCAACCAATTCCACCAACATCTGAGAATCTGCGTCACCGAGCTGGAAAAGGCCGTCCGGAGCGAGATACGAGCTTTTCGCTCTAACCGCTTCCGATATTTCCTGTGATACCGTGCCGCCTTGTGGGGCATAGTTCGGGCGCATGAAAACGTTCTGTCCAGTACTGAACGGCGTAAAGTTGCGCTCCAACTGCCCACTAGCGTAATCCGGCCAATTGGAGGTAATGCCATCAACTCCAAGCGCGGTGACTCGCTCATATGCCACGGGGTCATTAATAAGCCACGGATTAATCTTGACGCCAGCCGTGTGCGCGGCGCTGACCATCGAAGAGGTGAGTTTATTTTCACGCGGATTGCCGCAGAAAATACCGGCATTCTTCATATCGGTCCAAGAGTGCGGCATGGCGTCTACATCCCATGTCCATGAGACGTATTTTACGCCCCCTCGCACGGCGCGGACGCACTGCTCCCAGCTGAACGAAGTCAATTCGTGGATTGCGGTGGCACTATACTTTCGCAGTAGTTTCAGCATTGCGTCCGTAGTTTCGTTGGTCAATGACTTGATTTCAAAATCGACGGGACTATCCCCCACGGCCTGTAGCACCTGTTCCATGCTCACCGGCTTGCCGGTGTTGCCACCATGCACTTTAGCTTTAACCTCGCGACTCATAAAGTCCTTGTAGGTGATGGAGGATACGTTAGCGGCCGTTCCCGTCATGGTGCGGGCAGTGGAAGTGTCATGAAGAATGACCGGCACGCCGTCCGACGTGAGTTGCACGTCGATTTCAGGGATATACCCATGCCGCACTGCCCACATAATCCCCTCCATGGTGTTTTCGGGAAAACGGTACGACCCGCGGTGCGCATGGATAATAAAGTGAGAGTCAAGCTTACTGTCCACACGAGCGTCCGCAAGCTCGTCCACCTTGGCGGCGGTGTTGTCCAGTTTGGTTTTTTGCGCCGTGGCGTCAGTGGTTGATCCTGCTCCAAGTGCGGTGAGAATTGTCTTATTGTTGTCGGCCTTACCTATGGCGGTCATTGCGTCCGCTCCCGCCTTATCCCATTTGGTCTTCGAGGCGGTGGCGTTCGCCTTGTTGTCGGCTCCCAACGCGGCGAGAATCGCCGTGTTGGAATCGGCTTTATTTGCCGCTGCTGTTGCGGCGGCGGTTGCGGCAGCGGCGGCAGAGATTGATTTATCCCACTTGGTCTTTGCGGCGGTGGCGGAGTCGACCGTGTTGTCTCCAAGCAGCGCTTTGACTACTTCCTCATCGTGCGCTTCGCGCGACTCGACACCTTCGATGCGGTTAAGGTGCTTTTCGAGCGTATCATCAATGGTGTGCATGGAGCCGTTGTAGCCGTCCCTTAAATCGGCCGGGTCATTGTCGCCATACAGATTAAGCCCGTAATTGTCGGTTTTGCTGTATACGGTAGCCATTGTCTAGTCCTTTTTTTCTCGAATTTGAGTATTGAGCTGGTTTAGAATCTGATCTATCATGCGCATGGCTCTGTTGAACCCGTCGCGCATGTCCATCGGTGTCGCGTCATTGTAAAGCGGTAGTCCAAAATGTCCCGTCACACCGTATGCGGCTGAGTCCACTGGCGTGGTCTGCTGTCCGTCTGGCATGTCCATCACTCTCCCGAAGCAGTGGTGGAAACGAACGGCAAGCCCTCCGCAGTGACCTTCGTATCGTTAAGGTTTCTGACGGTATACTGTCCGCCACCGGTGGCCGGCACGCGGTTAAGGAAGTGATTAAGCGCGGTACCGAGCGCATTGGCGTTAGCTGCGCTCAATCCGAGAGCGGTGGCGAACGCGCTCAATCCCTCCGGCAGTGCCTCCGGTGTCGGGATGGCGTCAATCCTGTCCGACTGAGTTTTCAATGTCGTGTCGAGAATGTCCATCGAACGATTGTACGAACCTTCAAGATTCGGCACGTCAGTCGCGCTATATTTCTCCAAATTGTAATTCGGCGTTTTCTGCGTCATTTGTCTTTCTCCTTATATTACTGAGCGGTTTTCATAAAATGGTTGACCACGACGCCATTGGCGAGATTTTCCACCGTTAGCGGGTTGACGGGTTCGCCGTCATCCACGTGCGCGTCGCGTGGCGTGATGCGCGGCTCGTTGTTGTGGAAAATGGTCTTGTTGCCGAGTACGGCGAACTCAAGGCATGAGTGCGCTGAGGCCATCGGCACAGACAATTGCGCCATTTGGTTGACGCGTGCGCCGAAAACGGCCAATTCGCGGTACATATTACGCATTGCGTCAACGCTATTAACGTATCGTCCTTGCGTTACGTCATAAATATCATTGGTGATCTCGAGCTTGCCGAGCTTGCTTATAATATCCTCAAGCTGCACGTCAACCGACGCAAGATGCTCGTTGATTTCGGAGATTTCCACATCTGTCTTGTCGTATTCAGACTTCACCCATTCTTTCACCTTATCTACATATGTCTGCAAAGCGTCAAGATTATGGCGCAAGCATTCAATTAACTGTAATGTGGTCAATCCGTCACGATAGGTGAACGGAACAGATGTAGGCACCCCGTCGAACAGGCGTTGCCGTGGAACCAGTGCATTAATGTCACTCATGATTACTCCCATTCTTCGTAGTTATGGCAGTTACCGAATATTGTATCATACGATCCCCATACCTGCATGAAACACGGCTCTAGGCTGCGCACGATTTCCATGTCCACGTTGATAATCGCCTGACGGTACTCTTGAATCAGGCTCATGGCGCTCTGGCTGCGCCCTGTCACGTGGCTCTTGCCCTTGGCGTTGCTTGAATCATGCTGGTAGTCGGTCGCGCTTTGCGCCGTGGTGTGGCTGGTCGAATCCTGCGAACTGGACGCGGTGCCGGAGCTGTCCGCTTGCGACTCGTTCGCGTGCGAGGCGTAGCGTGCGAAGTCGCCCACAACGCCGGTTTGCGGCACGTCACTGTCAAAACTCTTCGACGTGGTGGTGCTGGAATTATCCGACTTGCTATTGCTGGAGCTGGTCGAATCCTGCATACTGGACGCTTTGCCCGACGACTGGGATTCGCTGCCGCTCTCGCTATCCGTCGTCATGTCCATGGAATCCAACGGGTTGTATTCGATGTCCAACGTCTGATAGCGTTCATTGAAATAGGGCATGATTTCCGCCATGGTCATTCCCAGATAGAAAACGAATTGCTGGGCGGTTTCCTGTCCGATTTCCCGAAGCGCGTAATGGCGGATGATTTTCTCGTTCAACTCGGCGCGATGGTCTTCATCGTAAATCGGATAATAGTTGGCGCTGAGATGCAGCTTGTCGTCGGTATCATATCCGAATGCAATGAGATTGCCGAGGGTTTCGGTGTACTCGCCGGGCGTCGCCATCGCATAGGCGCTAAAATCCTGTGTCACAATACGCCTCCAATACCAGCGTCGTATGATGCGGGCATGTCGATATCCGCAGTGCCGCTTGCGCTAGAGTCAAGCGCGTTGGGCACTCCGGCACTTTGCACGTCCGCGTACTCTACCCACACGTTTAGTTGCGGCCACAGTCGGTTGATCTCCGTTGCCGCCGCCTGCCGCGCCTTAAGGAAACTCAATCGAAACACGTCCGTTTTCTCGTTGGCCTGCGCCACCTCGTCGGATATCAGTCTTTCCTTTTTTTCCGTGCCGGACGATTGAATGCCAAGATATCCCAGCACCTCGTTAGTGACCTGCGCCTTCTGCTGAATGAACTTGTCCAGCAGGTAAGGCGTAGTGTTGGGCCACGGTTGGAACATCGAACCGGGGTCAAGTGAATCATATCCGATGATATAATCCTGACCGTCCTGACGCTGCTGGAGCATGTTCTGCACGGTGAGTTTTGTGCGCGGGTCGGCTGTGATGATGGTTGGCAGTTTCAGGCTCTCCAAATTCACATCATACGCTTTGTCGATATCTGCAAGGCGTCGCGCGTACTGCCATAATGTCGGCTTGAATCCGACGCGCATTCGATTGTCCCAAATTGGAATGCATTCCGAGCCTGCTTTGAGTTGCCTATAGTGGTAGTTGACGCCTACCGGCTCGAACATAGTGGGATTATTGTACACATTCAGCCGACCTTGATAGCCCGCCTGAGTCACAAGGAACCTGCCGATACGCTTATCCTCGAAAAACAACGCGCACCCGTATTCGCACAGACATATTTCCAGCCAACGCTCATCCACAGTGGGCGGTAATCCGCGCCAGCTGAAACGGTTCAATGCGAGTTCCGTCAGTAAATGAAGATACATGTCATCAAGCGTGGCAGCGCGTGTTTTCGCGTAATTGCCGCGTGGATGCAACGCGCCGCCGACTCGATTCTTTTTAGACCTACTCATATTGCCATTATATCACTCGTAGCCAATGCCAGGCAGTGGCTCATTGTCCGCCCAATCGGTCACGCCGATATCCTCCGGTCTGCTCCATACGGTAACGCCTCTCTCGAACATGCCCTTAATGGTCAGCCGTGCCTGTTCGGGCAGTGTACCTTTAATATAGCATTCCTGCATCTGCCAGTACGAGAATTTCTCCATGCATTGCAGACTTGCGGGCGGGGTGACGAACCGTTGGACAAAATACCCGAAGCGCAGCATGAATTCGCCCACCGAACGCAACGCGCTGGGGGCGCACGTGCGGAAACGAACCAACACGCCCATAATACCGTTAGCGAGGTTGAACGAGTCGCCGCCCGCCGAACCGCTCGTAGTCGGCGGGGTCATCTGCATTTGCTGGACTTGAGCGTTAATTCCAGCTATCGAGTTCTCATAGTCTCCTTCGGCAAAGCGCGTGGCCAGTCGATAGTTCTGACCAGCCATCAAAGCGCTAGACGTGCCCTGAATCTGCTGGGCACGTTGCGCGTAAGTGTTCGCCTGCGAGGTTTGCGCCGCATTGGTTGCCACACTGTTGGCAGTGTTCGCCGCCGCCGTGTCGTTGGCGATGTCACGGCTGGCGTACAGTCCCTTGTTGGCGATGTCGTTCTGTACGATGCCGCCGATGGCGCCAGCGGCGCCGCCAATCAGTCCGGCCACGCTCCCTGACGCCAATGCGTTCCCCGCATTAGAAATCAGCCCCCACGTGGTTTGCGCGTTGTTTTGTGATACGTTCAGGTTGATCATGGCGTTAGTGTTCGCCTGTCCGATGGCCAACGACCGGTTAAGTGAGTTGGCTGCAATGGCGTTAAGCGCGTTCCGGTTCGTAATACCCAGTTGGGTCATCTCTTGCTGAGTGCGAATCGCCGTGCCGGCCTGAGATAATGCGTTGGCTGCGCTCATGGTCGCTTTTTGCTGCGCCCAACCGGCAGACTGCTCCGCATATGCGCGAGCGTATGTGCTGTTTGCCATAGCAAGCGAAGCCCCGTTGTTCACCACCATGAACTGCGGGAAGTTTGTGATACCAAAACTCACGTTAAGCATTTCTCCGCCGTCAATCGGCAGCCCGGTGCCGTTCCCGGACGGGGAGGAAACGGCAGACGCGCCTCCCGTATTGTAGTTCACCGGGTAAAAGTTCAGGCGCGGAGACGGTGGCGCGTAGTTCCACGTTTCGCGGATAACCAAGTCATTAGACTGGATATCTTCGGGCCGATAGATGATATTCGAGCCATTCAGGCACGAGCATTCCACGACGCTATACGGGTAGCACTGTAGTTTTTTTAGATTATGGTACCGTTTGGGGATATTAAAGTTATTGCGAAAATTCTTGATAGAGACAATATCGTCATACCTGTTATCGCTTTTAGCCTCCCATATAAACGTATACACATGCCCCTTAACCACACCGGCCGCGTCGTTGCCAAAAAATTGCGTTACCTCTCTGCCGGCGTCAGCTATATAGTCGGCGCTAATTTTGGGGATGGCGTAAATCGCCGTAATGCCCTGAGTGACCCACGGGTACGAACCCCCTGCCTGCATAACGCGCGTAAAATCGTCGGCGGTGTCAAAATAATAAATCCCCGCGCCATTGGATTGATTCTCGAATTGTGAGCCTTGCGCGGTTTTCAGCGACGGTTTTTCAGTACTACCGCCCGACACCACAAGATCGGTTGTAGCCACGACAATGACACCATAATCCAAGGTTGGTGAGTTAAACCCGGGCTGCGCGGGCTTGCTGGACACAAGCGCCGTATATGACTGTGAGGTAACGACGGTTTCCGCGCCGGTGTCCAGTCCCTCCGGCAGTGCAAGCGTGGTACGCCCGTAATCGTCCCATTGGCGTTCATTGGCAATGCCGATATGGCCGCGCGTCACATAGCAGCTACCAAAGCTTACGTCAAATTGGAAACTCTGCCATACGTCCAGCATAAGCGTGAGCTGTGTGGTGTGCGCGTTAATGTATTCCACGGATTCGATGAAATAATACCAAGCGCGTGGCGATCCCAGTTCGGGGTAATCGTTGACGGCGACGAGGTAATTATAGTTTGATGCTTGGTTAAATGGCATGTCGATACGAACGGGGGCGCCGAAAATATGCATGGTGGCCGGACGGCATTCCACTCCGTCCAGTTTGTCGAACCATTCTCGCTGCGTTTCACGTGAAACAAACCGTACGATATCACGGTATGAAGCATCCCACGGCACTCGGCAGAGTTTCAACGTCGTGTTTGGCGTCCATTCCGCCCACGAAAAATTCGACTCCACATAAGGATTCACGTCGTCAATCATCATTGTCCTCCGGTATGGCAAGGCCCGGAGCAATCACGTGGATTACGCTCCGGGCCTTGTCCTGCATCACACCGTGAGAGAAGGTAGCCAATCGGCTACCCTCCCATTATATCACGCGGTCACGGTCACACTCTTCTCCCCGGACACGCCGAACAGCGTGGCGGTGATATCAGAAGCGCCCGCCTTGACGCCAGTCACCACGCCGGACTCGGACACGGTGGCGTTCGCCGGAGTGCCGGACGTCCATGCGGCCTGTGCGGTCACGTCGGCGGTACGCCCGTCGATCATGGTCGCCACGGCGGTCGCCTGCGCCGTATGTCCTACGGTCACGTTCGGGACGGTCACGGCAATCGATGCGACGATGGAGGGGTTGAATCCGATAACACCGTCACCGACCACGGGCACGTCCAGAGCTGCGGACACGGTGCCCGGCACTTCCGGCGTCGCCGGGTTCGTGTACAAGGCGGTTGCGGTAATCGGGATGGTGGTGTTCGGTTCGTCAAGACCGACCACCAGCACGCCGGTAGGCGAGATATACGTGTAATCGCTCTTCGGCTTAACAGTATCGCCAATGCGATACTCGACCGCATCGGAGCGGAACGTGGCGGCACCGTCATTAGTGATGGTCGTGTCGGCGGTGACCTGCACCGCGCCACCACGCGCCACATTGTTCGGAGTTTCCGCACCGCCGCCGTACATGGCGAGTTTGAGTTGGAATGTCGGCGTCTGAGCCTGCGTGCCGGCAGGGGCCACCACGTTGGCCGTGGACGCCGCGCCGGTCCAGAACATCACAGCCGGAGCAAAGCCGGACACCGAGATGATGTGCTGTACATGCAGATAATGGTTGACCGAATTGATGTTGACGGGGTTGGTCTGCTGGGTCATCTCGTTGATGACCGGAATGTCGATCAAAAACTTGTCGGTCGTCAGAATGGCCTGCACGCCATCCATGCCGAAACGGTCCTGCGGAATGACTATAATCCGGTCGATGGTCGGCTCGGCGTCCGTACGCTGAAATACCGTGGCGAGGCCCTGCACGTCAAGCGCCGACTTGACTTCCGGCGAACAGAACAGCACGAGTTCGTCAGGACGGGCAAAGGTCGGCATGTGACGGGCGTTGTACTTGGTGGAAACGAATTTTAGCGTGTCGGCCCATGCGCGAATCTGGCGCAGCATGTCGCGGGCGTCGGTTTCCGAACTACCCATATTATTCAGATCATTGTCCATATGGACACGCCAGTATCCGCCGAGTTTCGCGTACTCCACGAACTGATGGCACAATGCCTCGAAAAGGTCAACCTCGGCCGCATTATAGCAGGATGTGAGAATCTGCGAGGTGAGCGATGCCAAACCGTTTTCGGACGTGAAAGCACGCTGCAATGTCTTGTCGTCCGTAGTTGCGGGATACCAGTGAGCGAAATCCAGACGGTGGTAGAGCGAGTCCACGTCGATTTTCCACTTGCGGAAATTGTCAGCGCCGAGATATTCCGCATCAGGATCATAGACCTGCGCAAGCGGCATTCCCACGGCGATTTCCTGCCACGTGTCGCCATACGCCTGCGATGCACGCTGAAAAACGCTAAGCGGATTGTTCCAACGCCACGTATTCACGTAGGTGCCGCCGATACGGTTCACCAATGCCGAGTAAAACTCGTTCTTCAGCTGGGTAGACGACATGAGCGTAGCCATCTGCCTATCCATATTCATCTGAGTGGCCGAGGGCATTCGCCGCTGGTACTCTGGCGACGCCTCGTTGCGAATCATATTGAGAATCTGGGCGTTGTTGAATTCGGTGAGCGGGCGAAGCTGCTGCTTCGGCGTCACCACTGGAGTAGTTGCCATGATGGTTATTCCTTCCTAATTGTCAGTCTTCATATAGGTCGTCGAACGTGCTGTAGGTGCCGTTGTAGTCGTCGTCGGTCATTTCAGCCGATTCCGGCGTCGCGTCATCATCGGGGCCGTCGTGCAGCACGTGGTCTGCTGCCGCGTCGCGCATCGCCTCGATGGTTTTGGACAGTTCCGCCACGGTCGCCTCCAATGCGCTCAACCGGTCGGCCATGTCGGCGTCCTTGTCATCGCCCGCATCTTCAGGCTCACCATCGGTCTGCGTTTCCGGCTCCGGGTTCGGCGTATTGTCGTCGGCGTTCGCGTCCGGCTCGTTGTCGGGCGTGATATCCGGCTTGTCATCATTTTCGGTGTCGTCCATAATCACCTCTTAAGGTAGATGGCACGGCAGCAATCACGCTGCCGTGCCGGAATTGCTAGGCTGTGCGGGTTCCCTCGCCGTCAATGGGCGTTGGCTACGCACGTCTACATCCGACCGGATCGCCTTACCGATTGCCTACCGGTCGGGCCATTGAATCAGCTTGGGACGCACACCCCGCTACCCGTTATTATAGCACAAAAAAACAGCCGTCATCGTTGACATGGCGAGACTTCGGCAGGAAGTCGTCGTAGGGGATAGGGGTTGCCCGATGCACGCCACTCAACCGCATCACCGTGCTGCCGTCTCCCTCTACGCCGCAATATTTGCGATTGCCGAGAATGCGAATTTTTTCATAGGTGTGGTCATTTTTCCACGCACCCAGTTTCTTGTCGTCCGTTTCGATGCCAATAGGCACGTCCAGTCCCTCCAATATCATGCCGTCCGTATCGGCGTAGAGCACACGGTCGGCGTTCGCGTTCATCGCGCGGGACAGTATTTGCCGACCGTAAGCGTTGACATAGGCGGCGGTCGGTAGCCATGCGAGTGAGTTGGCTGACTCAGGTTTGTCCACAGTAAAGTCCACGCCGCCGTCGCCGGAAGGCTTCGGATGCAGCATAGGCCGGTAAAGCGAGGCCCCGAATTTTCCCACCAGCGAGTTTAACAATAGTTTCGCCATTTGCCGACGCTCTCCGGTCGCGGTTTGTTTCACGTGAAACCATTTATCAACGTAGCCGTAATAAAGTCCATGCGATTTACGAAACTTCCAGCCGCCGATATGATCCCACACATGGACGTCATAGTTTTCCGTCAAGGTCTGCCAATCCACATCGGTCACGGGCATGGTGACGACACCTAGCGTACTGTCCAGACGTTCGCCCTCATACCCCCATACTGGCAGGATATTTGTGAGCGTCGCCGTTTTTCCCGGTTTCAGTCGCGCGTCGAACGCGATAACATCGATATGCAGGGGATAATCGGCGTCATAATGATATTCCCCCTCATACCATACAGGAGTGCCTACCGGCATGGCAAAGTCGCGCATGACACTCGGATAAAGACTATTCACATCCCAGCTGTTGCAATCCCGATATTCGCCCGGCCTGCTGTGCACTATCGCTCCATAGTATGCGGGGCGCATCCTGTGATAATCCGCTTTGTCCAATGGCGGGAAATGGCGTTTGAATCCGGCATAATCTCCGCCGATATAGTCGGACATCGCCATAGACGCTATGGTTGTGCCCTTAAGGTTCAGGGCGTCGCATTCCTGTGCGATGTTCCACGTGGTTTCCAAGTCATCCACGCCGCCAAATGTTTCGCGTGAGACATTCAGCCCGTCATCGCGCGTGATGTTGCGCACGTCCAGAAAATCCACGGTGATGCCGCCCATGCGCACGCGAAAACTGTAGAAATGGCCGCGAATGTTAAAAGTGCCCCAGACTCCACTTTTTGCCGGGTTCGATTGCAATGGCAGTCGTTTCAATAGTTCTGCGGCTATGGGCTTGATGTCCTGCCATCCGTGAGCGCACCAGACGCGCGTATGGTGGTCAAGCATGGTTAGCCGAATGACGGCATTCGCCGTCAATGGCACTATACCGTCATCTGTCAATAGTATTGCGCCGTCTGTTGCCGCCGTTCGACGCTCTCGCATGATTCCATCCTTTTTTCAGTGTCTTGCTGCGCTGATCATCCATTCGTCAAGTCGTGTCTCTACATCTCCCGCGTCCGCTTTAGTTTCCCATTTGTGCGCCTTATCATTATACCATGTTGCCTCGCGCGCGACAACACTGAAATTCGTGTTGTTTATCAGCCATCGTTTTTGTCGGTTAGACAAGGATGCGAATCTTTGGGCGACACTGGAATCGAATGCTTCGAGCTGTTGCGCGACCTTATCGAAATCCGAAACACCCTCGTTCTCGGGAATACGCCTAGTTCCCGCGCGTAATGGCGCACGTCCAATAAGTCCGGCGTATTCTAGCACTTCTCGCTCCAGTTTCCTACGGCTCCCTTCTCGCATCATCGCACGTGCATGGCTTATTCCACGCTCTGTACCAAACACGTTCGCACGGCTTCGCACGAGTTCATCGCGTGCCGAACCGCCGACCGTGTGTGTGCCCAACACGTCGACCGGAGATTCCCCTGCGCGTTCCATTTCACGCATTTCACCCACGGTATAGCGGGCCATGCTCAGCGCCTCGAATTGTTGGGCACGCTTGATTTTCTGCCGTGCCTCAACTCGGCGGCGCTGCTGCTGCCGTAACGTTTTCCGACGTTTCGACGGAGCGGCGGCAATTTCCGCGTCGGTTATCAGCGGGCGCGCGGCCATCTCACGATCAAGTTTCGTAACATGAACGTCTGGAACGACCTGATACGGTTCGTTATCCCGCGCCCTTAAGGCTTGCTGTTGCTCTCCGAACTCCTGCCCGATGCGTCGTGCTACCTGTTCAAGCTGTTGGGCACTGAGATTTCCTAAAAACGTTTCAGTAATTTGCTTAGGTAGACGTCCGGTGCTGTAATCTCTGACCGCTCGCTCTCGGCGCACCTGTGCCGACCTGATTGCGGCGTTGCGTTTCAGATTGTCAGCGCGTCGGCTGTTTTTGCGTTTTGCCACGGTCTCCCCCTGTGAGTATGAAACACCCCTCGCCGCAAAGATGGAAACGGCGAGGGGTGAGTTTGGCGGCAACATCCCTATAGGGACATTGCCATGATATCACACGGTGCGGACAATAATGTTACTTGCGCTTGTTTTCCGACACCAGTTCAAGGTCGAAGAATTTGTAGCCACGACGACTCTTCTTTTCCACCACCTTGAGAGCAAGCGGCGCAGACCATGTGTCCGGCGTGCCGAAAATGGCGAACAGATTGCCGAATGCGTGCGCCAACGTGGGGGAGGCGGCGGCAAAGTCGCCTTCCTCTGCGTGAATGACGACGCGGGTAGACGAATTGATTTCACCAGTCTCCTGATTGGCGACCTCGATAGCCTGCGCCAGCACGTTGGTGACATGCAACGGTTCATTAAGGTGTTCATCTACCTTATCGGCGGTCTGCATGGCGTTGTACAGCGCCATCTTTCCGTCCATGGTGGAAGTATCGAAAAAGTGGGATACGGCGTTAGTGCCGTTCGCGGAAAAGTTATTGCCGTTCGTTACGGTCAGTTCGTTGTCAGCCATTAGTGTTGCCTTTCCTTATAGGGGTTGTTAATTATTTTTCCTCGGTGATGATATCATCTTCAACAACGTTGCCATTAACCGGCCCCGGATAATCGATGATGGTATCATCTCCAAATTCACAATTAGCCCAGTAGATTGCTTCATCCATGCGCGTTGCTTGCGCATGATATTCGGCGGACATTGGTAGCATGTCCTTGTTGATTTTGCGGGCTTTTTTCATAGCCATGTCAGCTGTACGGCACGCGCCATTCACGACTACCTCAGTGTCAACGAGTTCGCCGTTTTCACCGCGCGTGATGCCGCGCACAATACTGTAATGCTTGGCTCTCTTAATGTATGCCATAATCATACCGCCTTATCTTATTGTTGCTGCTGTTGTGACATTCTTGCAATGTCTTCATCAGTATACCGCATGTCAGTGAGATTGTCAAAACATCGACACGCGATTTTAACAACGGTCTGGGCAAATTCATTACCATCCCAGGCCTTGCACATTTCATAACATGTCGCACCTTTGACATGACAGACGGCGCACCACGCCACCATAGCCGGAGCATAAATAACGCCACCCAACATTTCAATATCCTGAGTTCGCGCCAACGCGCCGATGCGCGACGTGCGGGGGGAAAGTGATAAGCAAACGTTTGCCGCATGTTCGATGCCGTCAGCGAACGCCACCTGAGCACCTTGAGGCTCATAAAAGACCTTGAGTAGCGCTATACTACGACATAATGTTTCCCAGTCCCCCTCTCCTCGATTATATTCGCGCAAATGCAACTTACGCCGACGACCACGAATGACACGGCGCACACGATCATCATCTAGTATGCCATCATCAAACCAGTTCGTACGTTTATCGCCGTCATCACAATTCAAGTTCTTCAATTTCATAATTAAAACTCCAGTGTATCCTCGCTAAACCCAGCACCATACAACCACATGTTTAACCACACAGCCTTATCTGGGCACCGTTTCGGCGGATTATAAGCGCTATGCCCATGCCGCACACCAGCCCAAAAAGCGCGCAAACGCCAATACGTATCAGCGTCAGGACAGTTGCCACACGTCCACGAATGAATCCAACCACGAAAATACACAATCAATCCCTATCCTTAAGCGGTTTGGCCGCGATACCCATAGCGTCCAGTACCATGGCTCGCATTTCGTTCGCCTTCGTAGGGTCATAACCACACCGCGCGACCCCCTTAGTCAAGCCGATAGGCGTATGAAACTCAACATCATATGTTAGATAAAACAAGTGTTGGTGAGTGCAGTATTCGATACGCACATCACCCCCCATATGAGGGCTGTTGAACCTTCCGACACGAATATCTCCATAAGACATTTTCAATCATCCTTCCCTAATCAAATTATACCAAAAACGATAACAACACCAATAATACACGCGCAAATAACAAGAACAGAAGAAAGCATATCAATACACCACCTTGTAATAATAAACCACATATCCGCTTGAAACGTTATATTCAGAAGAGAGCAGGTTAACATGAGCGTAAGATATGACTCCTTCAATCTGGAGAACTCTACGCAAAGCTTCATAAGAGTCTTTGGCATGGACTACACGATAACTACGAGTCGGCGACTCCACTTGGAGATAGTCGCGTCCATCCCAATCAACAATGATATACGTATACCCTTTCACACTCACGCTTTCCTCGAACGCTTCGATAAAATCACCAGCCGGAAACAAATCACAATCACCATACTCCTCAATGATCATATCATTGACCAAAGCCACATGAT